GGCGACACCCGCCTCGATGTTGGCGTCCGGGTCGGTGATGCCGCCCTTGATGCCGTAGCGCCGGGCCATGTCGGCGAAGGTGCCGGGCATGACCTGCATCGGACCGATGGCGCCGGCGGAGCTGGTCAGCGGCAGGCCGTCCTTGCCGAACTGCCGCCCGCCGCTCTCCTGCTGCATGATGCGGCGGACGAAATTCGGGTCGATGCCGTATTTCGCTGCCATCCCATTGACCTGCGGATCCCAACGGCGGACAGCCTGGCTGATGCCGGCCGACGGCACGGCATTGGCGGCAGCCTTCGAGACGATGCTGCCGGACGTCGGGGACACCGCCCCGCCCGGCACGGGCATGACGCCGGGCGACGCAGCGGCCGGCGGCACCAGCTGCTGCGGCGCCGGCGGAGCCGTCGGCGTGGCGGCCGCGGCGCCGCCCTTGTCGGTGTCCCACAGCAGGCCGCCCTTGCCGACCAGGCCGAAGCTCCACCAATAGGCGTCATGCACCGCATCCTTTCCGGTTTGGCGTTGCCACCACTCGGAACGGCGAAATGCGTTGTCGATCTCGGCCAGCTTGCGGTCGAAGAAACCGCCGATGTCCCCCCAATTGGCGTAGATCAGCGCCGCCCCTTCGACCAGACCGGTGACCAGGCCGAGAATGGGGTGGATGCGGGCGGCGATGGCCATGACGCCCAGCGCACCCGTCACCTCGGTGATGGACGCGGCCGTGCCCTTGTTGGCCGCGGTCCACTCGGTCATGCCATCGATGGCGCGGCCGAACTTGCGGCTCCACTCGGACTCGATCGTCGTCGCGACGCCGGACGCCGCCCCCTTCAGCCGGTTGATCGAGGTGCCCAGCTCTTCGGACTGGCGCTGGGTCTCCTCCGACACAGCCCCCAGCCGCTCGATGTCCTTGATGTAGGCGGTCCAGCCCGCCCGGCCCTTGCGCAGCATCGGCAGCAGGGCCTGCACCCCGAACATGCCGGCGATGCGGGCCTGGGTCTGCGGGTTGGTCTGCTTGGCGATGGCGTCCGCCAGATCGCCCAGCGCCGCCTCGGCATCGACCGCACCGGAGGCGGTCCGGCGCGTGGCGATGCCCAGACTGTTGAGCATTGCGGCCGCCTCGTTGTTGCGGCCATAGGCGGCATCCTGCAGCGTGGTCGCCAGGGCGCCCAGGCTGCCGGTCATCTCGTCGGCGCCGACACCGGCCAGCTCGGCAGCACCCCGCAGGGTGCGCAGCCGGCCGGCGGCGATGCCGATCCCGCGGGCGGCGTTGCCGGTGGCCACCCCGACGGCGCCCCAATTCGCCACCAGCGCGCCGGCGCCCGCCAGGGAACCGGCACCGAACACCAGGCCCAGCGAGTTGTTGAGCACACCCACGCTGCGGGCGGCATCGACCACCGGCTGCGCCAGACCGACCGCTCCCTTTTGCAGGCGGTCCAGCACGGAGGTATCGCCAACCCGCTCCATGGCGGAGCCGATCCGGCTCAAGGACGGCGACACCCGCGATAGGGCGGAGTTGACGCCGTTGACCACGCTGGAGGCGCGGTCGCGAGCCGTCAGGACGATCTGGAAGGTGTTGGCCATGTCAGTTCCGCTTGCTCATGCGATTGGCCTGGTCAACCCACCAGGACAACTCGGTCCAGGTGAGAGACCAGGCGTCCCGCGGCCCCCAGCCATAGAACTTGGTGACCTCGGCAACGGCATCGCGCCAGTTGCCGGGCCAGGTCAGATAAAACCCCCGAGATACTCCCGCGCCTTCTTGAGGTCGCGGGAGCCGATCTTCTCGACGGCGGGCTTGGGAACGCCCGACACCATGGCGATCAGCACGATGTCGCTTTCGATGCCGGTGAACTTTTCGGCAGCCTTCATGTCGCCACCGGTCGGTTCATGCAGAACCAGGTCGGTATAGGTCTCGCTGCCCAGCGTCACCGGCTTGCGCAGCGGGATCACCAGTTCATCCGGCAAATCCACGCTCTTGTCGTCCTTTTCCATCGTTAGGTCTCCTCAACCTGGGCGGATTCGAACTTCACGTCGAAGGTGCCTTCCGCCGCCTTGACCTCCTGGGCATCGGTGGTCCAGGCGTTGCGGGCGGTGACCACCTTGCCGTTGGCCAGCTCCACCGTGACCGTGACGTTGGTCATGTCGTTGAAGGCGGCGACCGACAGGCTGCCGGCGTCGCGGAAGGTACCGCTGATGAAACCGGCCTTCGGCTTTTCCGAATAGCCGTGGACACCGTCCATGCCGGTCATCGTCTCGCGCGAGACTTTGGACGGCGAATAGGTGAGGTCGGCGGCCAGCATATAGGTCGTGCCGTCGACCGTGATGTAGGCGACGCCGGCAAGGCGCCGCGAGGTGTCGGCCATGAAGCGTCTCCTTTACGAGAGGCGGAACTGCGCCAGCAGGGCGAAGATCCGGAGCTGGTTGATCAGGATGCCCGGCCAGAGGACATCCACGCGGTTGGGGTTGGTGCGGTTCTTCTCGACCACCAGACCGGCCTTGAAGGCGTCGCCGTTCTGGACGAAGCCGTCGTATTCCAGCTCCCGGTACCGGGCGATCAGGTCGGCCTTGATGACGGCCGGCGTCACCACGTTGGCGCCGGGACCGAAGCGGGTGCCGTCGGCGGCCAGCTTCTTGCGGGCGTACTTGCTGGTGATAACCGACTTCAAATCCCGCAGGACGAAGGCCAGCAGGAACAGCGTCTCGATCTCCAGATAGCTGTCGTCGGCCGCGCCGAAGCCGTTCTTCTGATAGGTCGTGATGACGTTTTCGAGCCGGCACGTTCCGTCGGCGCCGACGTTGAAGGTGCTGATGCCGTCCCACAGCAGGACGTTGCGGCTGGACAGGTCGAAGCGCGACGCGATCGGCGGCGCCAGCATGGTGGAGAGCGCCAGCGTCTGGAGCGGCGTTCCGGGATCGGCGCGCAGGCTGACAGCAGCGGTACCGGCGAAGTCGGCCGCGACGATCCAGGCCGGGGTCGGGCTGTCGGAGAAGCCGAGGATCGACACATGCTGGTCGTTGCGCGAGACGCCGAAGGTGGTCAGCGCCCCGACCGTGCCGCGATAAGCGGCGAAGCCATGGCCGTAGATCTGCTGCGCCCAGCTCCACCGGCCGGTGCTGTCGTTCAGCAGCGCCTTCAGCGCGTCCAGGCTGGTGGCGTCGGTGTAGGGGAAGACGATGAAGTCATAGGGCTGGTCGGCCAGGGCGGCGAAGGCGGTCGGCAGGGTCGGCGGGGTGGCACCGCCGGCCATGGCGACGATGGCCACGGTCAGACCGGCCGGCGTCGATTCCCCGGCGGTGGAGCCGCGGTAGTTGACCCGAAAATCCACCTCGTTGCCGCCCGGTCCCTTGTTCTTCGCGGTCAGGGTGACCACGCCGGTGGCTGCCGCGGCCGTCACCGGCAGGGACGGCATGGCATTGATGGTGGCGGCGAGCGCGGTGGCGATGGCAGCAACCGCTTGGCCCGACACCACCGGCTGCGCCACCAGCACGCCGCCGACATAGAGCGCCAGCGTGCCGTTGGCCGTCGGACTGCCGGTCAGGGTGATGGTGCCGGTTGCCGCCGTGGCGCCGGCGGCATCGGCCAGCGGCAGCAGCCACACCTCGCCGAAGCTGTCTGCTGCGCGATAGGCCTCGTACATCAGGGCCAGCTGCGAGCCGAGCCCGGCCAGCGACTGCGCCTCGCCCAGGCTGGGGCAAATGACCGGCGCGCCCGCCGTGGCGGTGCCGGATCCGGTGATCTGGCCGACGATCAGCGTCCGCATGGTCTGCGACGCGCTGTTCGCCCGGCTGTTGTCCACCTCGGCATAGAAGAGGGGCACCCGCAGGTTCTGCGGGATCTGCTTGAAGGCGACCATCGGTTAAGCCTCCTCGATGTCGGTGGGCGGATCGGCCGGCACGACGTCGCCATAGACGTTCAGCAGGCGGGTCCAGTACGGGGTTTCCGGGACATCACGCCCGTCATCGGGCAGGAAATCGCGGAGGTCCGGGTCGCGGATCTGCAACCCGGGCTTGGGCTTCACGAACACGGGCGTGAACTCCTATGGAAAGTCGATGGACAGCCGGCCCTCGTCGCGACCATCCGGGCCGGAGGTGCGCGGCGCCGGCGGGACGGCATCGGGGAACGGCGGGTCGGGATAGGTGCCGGTGGCGTCGAAGGGGTCGATGGTGTCGACATGGACGTCGACACCCTGCAGCTCGTCCGTCACCGCCATCTCGAAGTCTTCGGGGTAGCGGAGGGCGAACTGCATGCGCAGCTCGCCGACATGCTTCTTGGTCCCGGCCGAAATGCTCGTCTCGGTGCGGATTGCCACCACCTGTTCGATGCTGGTGATGATGTCCCAATCCGTCAGCACCGCCACTTTGATCTGGCGGCGCAGGGTGGCGAGGTCGACCTTGGCCGCCTCCGAGGTCTCGCGTTCGACCTTGGCGTCCACCACCAGGATCGCCGTGGTGTGGAAGGCCGGAAAGCCGACGTTGCCTCGGCTTTCCGATTCCTCCCGCTGGTCGTCCACCGTCAAGCCGGGCAACTCATCGTCGGTGAGCGGGATGTCACGCGGAGCGAAGACGTTGGCGCCGGCCAGGGTGTTTGCCTTCAGCAGGGCGGCGATCATCATCCCGCGCAGCTGCTCGGAAAAGAGGACAGTCATCCCGGCCCCACATTCAGAAAGAGTTTCGCCCAGCCGTGCCCGTCGGGCTCGACCACCGAGACGACATACACGGTGCCGCTGGTCAGGACGGTGACCTTGTCCTTGACCTTCGGCGGGGCGGGAAATTGGGACAGCTGCACCCCCAGCACCGGGCTGGCGGAGGACACCGCCTGGTCGCCCAGCTCCTGCACCTCGGCATAGGCTTCATCGAAGACGCCGGTGATGGCGAAGGGCACGCCGCCAGCCTTCGGCATGTAGAGCGCCGCTTCACCGAAGGCTTCCATCACCGGCCCGTGCACCAGGCTGTCCCAATTCACCGCCATCGGATCAGGCCTCCGCCTGGTCAGCCGGGTCGGCCTCGGCCGGCCGCTCCGGATCGGCGAAGCCGACCGCACGCAGGCGGCGGGCCTCGGCCGGGTCGACCTTCAGCTTCTGGCCGGGACCGTAGACGGTCACCGCCGGTTCGCCGTCTTCGCCGCCCTCGCCCGGCGCGTGGATGTTACGACGGGCGGCCACCGTGATGGTGACCAGCTCCAGGGGGGCGGCCGCGGTCTGCTTTTCAGCCATGTCAGTTCACCTGCGCAAACAGCGCGCCGTTGGCGCGGGAGGGGATGACGACGGGCGACGACTGCATCAGCACCAGCCGCTGCGCCGGGTCCTTCTCGACCCAGGACTTCGGCGCATAGGCCATCGCGCCATAGTTGAAGTCCGGATCCATGATGGCGCCGAAGGCACGGGTGCCCTGCAGGTCCGGACCGGTCAGGACGACGCCGCCATCCGGGATCATCGGCTTCTCGACGCCGTCCTCCGGATCGATGTACCAGTCGTTGTAGAGCCACAGCCGGTACTGGCCCCAGACGCCCTTGGACACCGCGCCGCGCTGCACCTGGGTGCCGAGCTGGATGCTGTTGCCGGCGCCGCCCTGGCCGGGATACCAGTTGGCCGTCTTCAGCACCGGGTCCTTGGTGAAGGCCTGCCAGCTCTTGGTGGTGAAGACGACGTCGGTGACCACCGCGCCCGACTTCTTCAGGACCAGGGTGGCCCAATTGTCGAGGTCGGTGGTCGGCGACGCCGTTTCGGCCGCGATGTTGGCCGGCGTCCAGCGGGCGCCGCTCGACAGCGCGATGGTCAGGGCCGGATCGCGCTGGAAATCGATCAGCGTGGGGGGGAAGCCGTCGCCCTTGATGGTGACGGTGCCGGTGCACAGCGCCGACGATGCCATCCATTCCAGCCGGCGGTTCAGGATGTCGATCTGGTCGGCCATCTCCAGCTGGAGATTGATCATCTCGCGTTCGCCGGCGCTCAGCTCGCCGCCGACGCGCTCACCGATCTGACGACGGACCGGCTTGCGCAGATCGGGGGCGCGCTTGTCCTTGATGTAGGCCGGCTTGAACTCGTTGGTCTGCATCCGGCGGCTTTCGACCAGCTTGCCGGCGACCAGCGGCGAGACGAACGGCGCCATGCGGCGGAGGCCGACGTCGACGTCGATGGCCACCGCTTCCTTGTCGGACTCCACGATGTTCGGGAAGAAGCTGTCCAACAGCCAGTTCTGCGAGAGCTTCAGGTTCGGGACCACCCCGACCAGCGCGGCGGTGCTGTAGATGTCCATGGAAATGCCTCCGATCAGGACGGGTCGGCGGCCGAAACCGCCGTCTTGAGGAAGATGCCGGCGTCGCGCAGCGTGTCCTTGATGCTGGCGACCGTGTGGCCGGCACCCAGGATCAGCTTGCTGGCGTTGAACTCGCCGGTGAGGTAGACGCCGGCGGCCTTGTCGCCGCCGCTGGCGTCGACGGCGTCGGCCAGGATGACGGACGGCACCTGGCTGCCGTCGTTGGCGGCCGTGGTGCTGAGGGTGAGCTTGCCGCTGGCGGTGATCTTGCCGAGCACCGCGCCGCGGGCCAGCACCTGGCCGGCGACGATGGTGACGGTGTCGGTCACCAGCTGGAAGCGGCCGGCGATCAGCTGATCGGGCACGAACTCGCTGGTGGCCATGCCCGGCTGGAAGGGTGAGCTGGAGAAGGTGGCCATGGGGGCGCTCCTTACTTCTTGGCCGCGCCGCCCGTGGCGCGGTCATAGGCGGCGGTCATGCGGGCGACGGTTTCGGCGGCGCTGCCCTTCTCCGGGCCGGCACCGCCGTCGGGACCGACGGCCGGGCTGGGCACGTTGGCCATCCGCTCGCCCAGCCCGTGCTTGCCCTGCGGGATCGAGGCGGAGGTTTCGGCCAGCAGGCCGATCGCCTCGGTGGCGGAGAGGTTGGTGGAGAAGGCGAGGCGGGCGGCGACGTGGGCCTGCCCGGCGGCGTGCGGGGTGGCGAAGATCAGGGCGCAGCGCTTGCGCTCGTCGGCACGGCCGGCGGCGTAGCTCTGCCCCTTCCCCTTGGCCGCCTTCGCGTCCTTCTTGTCGTCCTCATCCTCGGCGTCGGGGTCTTTGTTGTCGTCGTCCTCCGCGCGCTTGCCCTTTGCCTCCTCGTCCTCGCCCTCGGCTCGCTTGCCCTTGGCGTCGGGGTCCTGGTTGTCGTCGTCGCCCTTGGCATCGGGGTCTTTGCCGTCGTCGTCCTCCGCGCGCTTGCCTTTCGCCTGATCGTCCTTGCGATCGTCGGTTTCGGCCCGGGTTGCGCGCCGGCCCAGGCCCGCCAAATGGGCGAACGAAGCCGCCGCGCCCGCAAACGGGTGCCGCATGATGGTCTCCTTGTGTGTGCTTGCGAGAAATCAGCCCAGCTGATCGAGCAGGGCCAGGAAGGCGGCGTCGGGCGCCATCACCGCGTCCACCAGCCCGAGCCGTTCGGCATCGGCGCCCAGGAAGGTCGCGGCTTGGGTGTCCCGGACCTTAGCGGCCGGGAGTCCACGGTTGCGGGCGACCGTCTCGATGAACAGCTCGCCCATGGTGTCGATGTCGGTCTGGAAGCGTGCCCGCGCCTCCTTGGACAGCGGGATCTCGGGATGGCCGTCGGCCTTGCGGTCGCCATAGGTGACGAAGGTCACCTTGATGCCGGCGCTGGTCAGGGCCGTCGACCAGTCGACGTGCATCCAGATCACGCCGATCGAGCCGGCGCCGCCGGTGCGCGGCACCACAACCCGGTCGGCGGCCGAGGCGAGCGCATAGGCGGCCGAATAGGCGCCCTCCGACAGGATGGACCAGATCGGCTTGTCGCCCCGCGCGCCATGGATCGTGTCGACCAGGTCGAAGCACCCGGACACCTCTCCGCCCGGG